TGCTCGCCCAGCTTCTTCATCGTCTGGACGAGCTCATGCCTGAAGCACGCCGCATCGGTGAGCTCCGCGAGGAAGGTCTCTCCGACGAGGCCATCGCCAAGAAGATCGGCATCAAGCGGACGACATTCCTGTCCCGCCTGAAGAAGGCCAAGCAGAAGCTCTGCGAGGAGTTCCCGGACGAAATGCATGAGCAGTTCCCTGACTGGTTCTAAACACACGGCTCCGGCTGCCAGAAATGGCGGTCGGAGCTTTTTTCAGAATTTCTTCCCTCCGTCTTCGTCAAAACGCGTGCCCTGCCTCCAGTGGGAAGTGTAAGGAGCACGGAAAGCTGCTCCAGAAAGGAGGCAGACGCCATGAACAAGACACGCAACAGAAGCCCTGCGGATATGGAGACCATCGCTGTTCTTATCGCAATAAGCCATGTATCCGCAAGACTGGCAAGAAACCTCAGTCTTCTTGCCGCAGATTGTCAACCATTGGAAGGAGGTAAAGAGAATGTCAAAAATGGCAGAAATGGATCAGACCATCAGGGAGCTCCGCGATGCAGCCGCTGCTATTAACTCGGCAGCCGACTGGCTCTACCAGCAGTTCTCCGGCACAACCGAGGAGCCCGCTCCGCAGCCCGAAAAGATGCAGGCCGAGGCTGAGCCGAAGAAGGAGCTGAAGCTGGAGGATGTGAGGAAGGTTCTCGCCGAACGGTCCCGCGCTGGTTACACGGCGCAGATCCGCGAGCTTCTCCACAAGTACGGTGCGAGCAAGCTTTCGGCTGTCGATCCGAAGGACTACGAGGCCCTGCTCTTTGATGTGGAGGGACTCAATGAATTCTGAAAGACAGCATGCGGTCCTCTCCGCGTCGAGCTCCGACAGGTGGATTCACTGCCCGCCGTCGGTCAGGCTTAGCGAGGGATTCGAGGACAAGGGAAGCGACTACGCATTGGAAGGCACCTGCGCTCATGCACTCGCCGAGTACAAGCTCCGCAAGGCGCTCGGCTACCCGGCGCGCGACCCGACCGAGGACCTTGCCTTCTACAACGAGGAGATGGAGGAAGCCACAGATGGCTATGTTGCCTACGTACTGGAAAAGGTCGAAGCCGCAAGGCAGGCCTGCCCTGATCCGGTTGTTCTGGTCGAACAGCGCGTGGACTACTCCCGCTGGGTGAGACAGGGCTTCGGCACATCCGACGCGCTGATTATCGCAGATGGCACGCTCCGGATCATTGATCTGAAGTACGGCACCGGCATCGCCGTGTCGGCGGAGGACAATCCTCAGCTCAAATGCTACTCGCTGGGTGCCTTGGAGCTGTTCGACGACATCTACGACATCGATTCGGTCGCCATGTCGATCTACCAGCCGAGACGGCAGAACGTCAGCGAATGGCAGATCAGCAAGAAGGACCTGCTCGCATGGGCGGACGAGGTCCTGAAGCCTACGGCGGAGCTGGCGTGGGACGGCAAGGGAGAGTTCTCCTGCGGCCCGTGGTGCCGGTTCTGCAAGGCGAAGACCATCTGCCGGAAGCGTGCCGAGGAGAACCTGAAGCTCGCGCAGCACGAGTTCAATCTGCCGCCGGAGCTCTCCGACGCGGAGATCGAGGTCATCCTCTCCCAAGTGGACGAGCTGGTCTCGTGGGCATCCGACATCAAGGAGTACGCGCTCCAGCAGGCACTCTCCGGCAAGGAGTGGCACGGCTTCAAGCTCGTCGAAGGCAGGTCCGTCCGCAAGTACACCAATGAAACCGCCGTCGCCAAGACGGTCGAAGACGCCGGATTCGATCCGTACGAACGCAAGTTGCTCGGCATCACCGCCATGCAGAAGCTCCTCGGAAAGAACCGGTTCAATGAACTCCTGTCCGGCTACATCGAAAAGCCGCAGGGCAAACCAACCCTCGTCCCGGACTCCGACAAGCGTCCGGCGATGAATACAGCAAAAAATGATTTTATGGAGGAAAACAATCATGAGTAACTCATGGAAGGAGGTAAAGAGAATGGCAATCGCAACTGTCATCGGAGTTGGTTTCATTGTGACCGCACTCCCGATGTTATTCGATGAACCCGAAAAAGAACTTGTAAAGCTGAACTATCACAAGCCGGATGTCAAGGTCGAGACTCCCGATGTCTCCTTCGCTTTTGAAGTGGAACAGAACAGGGAACAGGCAAGAAGAGTCCTTGACGGCTTGGAAGGGATTCAGAGCTTCATCGACACAGTCGAACCCGAATGTCTTCCTCCCTTGGAGTATGTCGGGGAATTCTACATCACGATGTACGCAGCCACGACAGAACAATGTGGAAACAGTTTGGGAATCACGGCATCGGGGCGGAAGGTCACGGATGACCCGACTTGCCACACAGTTGCGGTCGACCCGAAGGTCATTCCTCTTGGATCTTATCTCATCATCGAAGGCTATGAGGGAATCATCTTCAGAGCAGATGACACAGGGTCAGCCATCAACGGCTACGACATCGACATTTTCACGACATCCGAATCAGAGTCCAAGACCTTCAACAACCAGAGCGGAGTGAAGGTTTGGATTATCAAAGACTGAAAGGAGGTCTGAATGGAAGGCACGGCAATTTGGAATCGTATCAAGGTCGACAAGACCCACTATGTCTATATCTGTTCGAGATGCGGACACAAGAACAGATACACGATGACGATTTACTGTCCGACTTGTGGAAGGAGGATGAAGCACGAATGAACGATATAGCAATCAAGATTCTGATTCTTCTCATTGGTTCAATGCTTGGTTTCGGTCTCGGATTCATCTTTGCCTGTTTCGGGGCATCGGGAATCGTCAGAGAGAAGAACCAACTCAAGGACGAGTTGGAGAAGGTCACGGCTGAACGAGACGAGCTGAAGACCAAGAATGTCCGAGTGGTCGAGATCCATGACCCGACAGTCGGTCAGAATGTGAAATTCGGGGGTTTCTAATGTCAGAAAGCAGAAAAGAACTCTCGACTGTCGAAGAGTACAAAGCATATAAACTTGAGAAACATCAACAGATGGTCCAGAGACAGATGCTTCCCTACGACATCAAAGTCAGAATGGCACGACAGAGAATCAGAAGCTTCTATGAAGAAGCCTGTGAGAGAGGATTCAATTGTCATGTATCGGTCGGGGGCCTTGATAGCATCACATTAGCCTGTCTCATCCGAGACATGGGATTCACAGAAGCAGACATTCCCTTTGTATCGGCATCACAACTCGAAGATTTGTCGATTCAGAAAGTCCACCAAGAACTCGGTTGTATTGTGGTCAAGCCGTTGAAGTCGAAGGTGAAGGTTCTTCAAGACGAAGGTTTCCCTGTTCTCTCGAAGAAGATTGCGAACAAGATTGACACTCTCGCTCATCCTTCGGAGAAGAACAAGACCATCCGGCACGCAATTATAACAGGGGACTGCGGAGCACAAGGACACTTTGCAACCAACTCCAAAATGCAACTCCCACAGTCGTATCTGAAGTTGTTCGGTGGTCTTGATGAAGAAGGAAGAAGTCTCGGTTATTCTGCCCCGACTAACTTCAAGGTCTCGAACAAGTGTTGTTATTACCTCAAGGAAATTCAGAATTGGAGTCATCAACGAAAACGGAGAACTCTGTGGAATAGGCCAATGTGCAAGACCAGTTTCAAGAAATTTGGATGATGGCAGAACAATCGAAGTTGTTCGAGTATGCACGGACGGAACGGAGAATGTGTGTTCATTCATTTACTCACGACTCGCAAGAATCGCAAAGGAAATGGGTTACGAAAGAATCATTACCTACATTTTGCAGAGCGAGATGGGTTCATCACTCAAGGCTTCGGGTTGGCACAAAGAAGCCGACATCAAAGGCGGAAGTTGGGACCGACCATCAAGACCAAGAGATTTGACAGACAGGCAAATATCCATCTTTGGCGAACCGAGACCCAAATACAGTACAGAAGACAAGCAAAGATGGTCAAAAGAACTAATTAGAGAAAGGAAATAAAATCATGGCATCAATTTACGAACTCACGGATGACATCAGATTCATCAATCAGATGATGGAAGAAGGCGAAGTCGACCCCGAAGCACTCAAGGGTGCATTGGAGGTCAGCAAGGAAGAACTGAAGATTAAGCTTGAACACTATTGTCAGTTCA